AATTGTTTTTGTTGGTCTACCGTAGCAGAAGACTGATTTTGTAAGATTCCATCCACCCAAATCTCAAAAACATTTGGTTTAATTCCTCTTACTACTTTATATTCCTTTGTTCCAATACTAAACTCAATCTCAACTAAACAATCCTTTGTGTTAGTTGAGTTTATGAGTTGAGGTTTCGTAATTTTTCTAAATGCTTTATTAAATAACACAAAACACAAAGCATCCAACAAGGTACTTTTCCCAGACCCGTTAGACCCCACAATTAATGTTGTTTGATTCTCTGAGAGATTAATTTGTGTTGGTTGATTGCCAGATGATAAAAAATTACGATATGAAATTTTCTTGAACAGAATCATAATCTCGTGGGGGTATTACAAAGTCATTAGGGGTAATTATAGCATAACTATATCCATATACTTCACAGGTTTTTATTGCTACTTCGTCTTCTACTTCAACCACAGACATCTCTGGATAGTCTTCTGCTTCTAAGAGACCAGCATATCTTTCTGCATCGTCTTCTTCTTCAAATATATACAAAGTTTTATCACCATCTTCATTCATTACTGCATATGCACCTTCATCTTCTTGTTCTTTAATTGATAGTATGTACATTACTCTATCTCTAATGCTTCTTTGTAAACATCTCTTAAAAGATTTTTGATGACTGTTTTATTTAAATTAAATTCAGACTCTTCAACGTATTTATCCAGAATACTAAGTGTATCTTCCGTACAAAATTCATCAGAATTCACATCATCATCATAAACATCAAAATTCTCAACAATTTTAAATTCTAATGGATTTACATTTACAATTTGACTTACAAACTTATCAAACTTTAAATGATTTTCTTTTTTCTGTACAAAAAGTTTAATCATCTTGTTTGATAGTGAGGAAAAATCAATATCCTCACTATCGTCATCATAATAAACTTTTTCAAACATAGTGTAAGGATTTTCAATTTTTTCTAATGCATAATCATCAGTATCAAAAATATGAAATCCCCTTTTATCGTTTACATCACACCAAAACATTTGATATGGATTCCCAAGATAAAAAATCTTGCCATCATTACTGGAAGTATGATAGTGCCCAGAAAAAACTCTATCAAACTTTTTGAATACATTTTTATTCAGTCCGTTTTCCTGAACGTGTCCAGGATAAACAGAAAATCCAGACAGTTCAAGGTGACCAAATACAATTTTTGCAGTTGATTCTTCTAATAGTGAGAATGTGTCCTTCTCATTGTCAGTGCAAATCCAGGGCAAAAAAACACATTCAGTGTCATCAATAAAAATTTCAGTTGGACTTGATATTTTTACAATGTTTGAGTACTCGTTTAATAAAACATCAATTGCATTTACTTCATTAGTATTTTTATAATATGCATCGTGATTTCCAACAATACTGTATACAGTGATTCCAAGTTGTTCAAACTTATCGTATACGTTCCGTTTTGCCCATTGTAATGCCCAATAATCTACTCCTTTACGATTATCAAAGGCATCTCCAAGATGAACAACCGTTTTAATTTTATTTTTCTTTAAGTTTGGAAAAAATATATCATTATAAAATCTTTCAAAGTATTCGTGAAATGCCTTATTAGCTTTACGAAAATTATAATGAGTATCAGTTATAAGTCCAATTTTCATTGATATGATTTCATTTGAATATTTTCTTTAATTGTATTATAGTCAGAAGAATTTGGTGAGTCATCATCCACATAAAAAAGTTGCTCGTATCCACTTCTTTCTATAATTTTTTCCTTTATTTCCATTTGCTTTTTCTCTTTTTGAATACGACGCAAAAAAGCATAATATACAATTTGAGTAAAATAAGCAAATGGATTTGTTCTGTTTATATCAAAGTTATTAATATATTGAACACAATTTTCAACACCATCACTAATCATATCCTCACGAAAGATATAATTTACAAAATTTGGACGATATGATAAGTGTGTAGCAATCTTAAGGAAACAATCACCAAGATAATTTGAAATTGGTGGAACAGGAGATCCAGATTCCTTTGCATTTTTAACTTTGTTTTTATAAACAATTAAAGCATCATAAAAATCTTTATTATTTACGTAATGTGGGTTCTTTTTGATTTTATTCATTTGTAGAGGAGAAAGTAAAACTGCCATTAATTACTCATCATTTTAGCACATCAACCAAGACTTGACAAATAAATTTAATATGACTAGAATCACTCTGTTGGGTTTGAAGATAAATTATATCTTTTAGTTATTGGATTTATATAATTTCTCTAAAGATATTCTGGCATCAGCAATGCTTGATAAGTATCCCATTTTCTCTGATAACTTTGTTTTATTAGATTTTCTATTTTTATCTTTTACATATTTTGTATGCATTTTAATCAAATCCTTATCAGACACTTCTGTAACTGTTAGGATTTTATCCATATTTACAATGAATAAATCTTCATCACTCATTTTAATCCAAGGACTTACTTTAATTGTAGTCATTCCCAAATGACGAACTACAATTGTTTCCATAGTGACAGGACAATCTAACATCAGAAGTGTTTCATCATCTTCTTCAAAAGGACAGACTTTTGCAAATACTTCTTCACCAGAAATTAATTTTATAATACCGTAAAATTCCTCTTCCATTTATTTTTTAAAATTGATTTGTAAAATTTCATAGTTAAATTTTTCTTCATTGTATATTTTAATTCTTTCAATTAAATGATTAAGAGTATAGTTCTTTTTTGATTTATATGTTGCGTCATCAGCAATATCATATAGGGTTGCTTTTGTTTTATTGTCCCCCTTTCTTAGGACTCTTCCAATTGATTGGAGGTTACGAATTCTAGATTTTGATGGTGAAGCAAAAATTACATTATGTAGATTTTTAATATTAATTCCTGTACTGAAAGTTCCATAAGATGCAACAATAATTGCATTACTTTCTTTTTCTGTAATTTCTCTTATTTTTTCTCTTGTTTCAGTATCAACTCCACCGTGAACAAAAAATACTTTTCTGTCCTTTGAAGTAGAATTATTTATAAGTTCATAAAGAATTTGTCCGTGAGATTCAACTCTATTAAAAAGAACAAGACTATTTCCCTTTAAATCCAATACAAGATTTTTAATAAAATTGTTTCTTTTTTCGTGTCCAATAATATATTGAACTTCTTCTTCATACTCATTAAACTGTTGAGAATTGTGCTTTAATAATAAAATTTTAATCTGTAGTTTTGAAAGATGACCTTTTTCAATAAGTTCCTTTGTTTGTGTGACTTTGTATGATGGTCCAAAAAGTCCCTCAAGCACCCATTTATGGGTCTGTGACCCGTCTAAAGTTCCAGTGAATCCAAATCTATATTTTGCATTATCCATCTTTGTCATAATGCCCACAAGAGACTTTGATTTGAATTGATGTGCTTCATCTCCAATTACTACATCAAAATTTTCATAAAAAGACCTTTGGAGATTGTAGATAGATTGCCAAGTTGTAACTACTACTGGTTTGTCTGTATTTTTTTCTTTTCCAGAATAAATTTTATGACAAAATTCTTCTGAATCCCAACCATAGTCTGTAAAATCTTTTACCATTTGCTCAACTAATGATGTGGTTGGAACAATTAATAAAATATTTTTACTATTATCTACAAAATATCTTACGATTGTATAAATCATTAAAGATTTTCCAGATGCTGTTGGAGAAATTAAAAGTTTTCTATTGTACCTTAAAGCATCATAAACAGCATCAATTTGATAATCTCTTGGTTTATGTTTTGATATTTTATTCATATAATCGGAAACACCACTCAAAGAAACCATTTCGTTTTCTTCAAATGGAAGACCATAAAATTTATTATCTTTAAATTCTATTGTGTATTCATAACGTTTTGCCCAAGAGACTAGTTTGTCTAAGAGACCAATATATATTTCACCAGTATGATTACTGTAGAGTCTTATTTTTCCATCCCAATACTTACTTCTATACTGAGGCATAAATTTTGCACCAGGAACTTCAAAAGTAAAATAGTCAAAAAGTTCCTGATGTATATGGGGTTCAGTTTCTACTTTTAAATATATTTCGTTCTTTTTTTGAATAATAATATTAGTCATATCCCGCAGTAAATCTCATATATTCAATGGCATTTTTAATCTGATAAGTTCTATTTAATATTGTTTTTAAAATTCCATCCAAATAACTTATCATTATCTGATAGTATTCAATTTTTGATATTACTTTAATTAAATCAGAATCGGCATCCATATACTTATCTAGGTCTGGTTTTAAAACCTTATGGTCAAATGGATTGGTTTTATATACTTCTGGTTCTGCTTTTCCTGAATAATATAACCATTTTTCTTTTTTTAAAATTTTATATTTATTCTCCTCCATTTTTTTAAGAAGAATAATGTTATTGTATATTTTATAATATTTTGAATGTAAAGATGGAATTTTAAGTGATTCTTGATGTAGATTGTCTGGGTCTATCTTTGAATCTTCTTCCCATAATATTTGAATTTCATCAAGGTTCATAAGATTAATAAACAACTATGTCATATAATGTATATTTGAATGTGACATTTGCAGTCACAAAATTAATATCTTGTACTTTAGCATTGAAATCTAAAGTAGATAAAGAAACTGGAAACAATCCTCTGAAATTTACTTGTGCTATAGGATTGTAGTTACTATTATAGAGTATTAAACTGCCATCCGATTGTCCAAAGTTTGCATCTTGGATACCTGGATTTAATTCGTCTGAATTTAATAACTCTTGATATTCGGATACACTTTGAGGATATCCAAGACCTCTCATCCAATTGTGAACTTGTAAATAATTTTGTAAATTTTCATCTACAAAAAACTCAAAAGAAAAATCATCATAAGAAAGTTTATCACCAGGAATTGGAATATCTTTCAGATAGTTTGATTGAACTGCAACTCCTAAATTTATACCTGGTATTTGTGATGAATTAGAAAAAAAATCAACCTTAGGATATTCAGATAAAATAAATTTAAATCCTACAGGGGACAAGTAATTTCTATTACTAATTTGTTTTGACCAAGGACTCGGACTCATTTTTATTTTTATTTATAGACATAAAAAAAAGAGGGTCTTTTGGACCCTCCAGTATTTGTGAACCGAAATCACATAAGGTTCTTAACTTGAACTCTTCTGTAGTAACGGTTTGAGTTGGTCTGAATACGACCAAGATTGGTCTCAGGAGCTGATGCAGACTTACCTTCAGCAAATGGATTAGCAACAAGACCATAACGAGTCTTGAATCCGATTTTTGGCTGGAAGGTATTCTCACCAACTGCACGAACCATTTGAAGAGGAACGTATGGGCAGTAGAAGAGTCCTGCGTCATAAGGTGAAGAACCCTTATAACCAACAACGTAATACTGACCACCAGTTGCTCCAGTTGCTGGGT